TCTTAGCCGCATCTAGAGTATTAATCGAGACTGGCTTTGAAATCGAGGCAATGTTGGCAGGATCTCTGAAATCTTTGCGATACTCTCCAATTTTCTTGATGATCTCATCCTTCGACGCATCATTGAATACCATTTCTAGTAGTTTCTTGATGTGTACCTTACTCCAAGACGGTGTGTCAGACTTAACCAACTCAACGCCGACGGGCTTGAAGCGACTCTCGAACGGCAGGTTCAAGAGGTCGTCACCTTCGTCGTACTGAAGATAACATATGTAGTGCGCTCTTGTCAACTCTATCAGGTGATTACAGCATTTTTCTAGCTTGAGCCAGAGCCTGTTCTCCCTGTAGTTGTTCTCCTTGGCCCATCTTGCCAAGATTTTGGTGCGGACATCTCCGAAGACGCAGTGTTCGAAGCGCAACGAGAACTCAGTGAGTGACATCTCTTCCCAAGTATTGTCTTCCCACCGACTCTTGAGAATCGAAAAAACTGAAGAGTCACAGTCAGGGGATTCAGGGTTTGAGTACCTGTCCATGAGCGCCTTGAATTCCTCTGCAGTCCTCTTCTTCCCAATGAATGGAGAATAGATGTCTGAGAAATCTAAGAAGAATGAGTCGGTATGTGCGAGAACCAGTCTCTTATACTTGCCGAGAGTATCTCTATCTTCCTGTTCGCAAATGTAGGACTCGTCGAGTACGCCCTTAATTGTTACATTGGCATAATCTCCGAACTCGTGCTTGAACTTCTCGCTAATGGGAAGCCCCATGTCGAACCACTTGATGATGTAGTCGATACAGTACTGGATCAAATACCTTCCAATACCAGTAACCGATGCGGCATTGTCAACGTCGTAGAACTGGAAGTGTCTATTTCCGAGCAAACCGTAAATCGAGTTTGCGTAGATCTTATATGCTTCCTGCTTACGCTTGTAGAAACCTGCGAGTTCTGGGTCGTAATTAGCCTTATCAGAAGGATTTGAATGGACCTTCTGGAGCTTCTTGTACTTGTCTCGGTCATCAACAACCATCGACACAATCTCTGGGATGATTCCTAGAGTCTCGTTATTGTACCATACGTCCTTAATGACAGACTTCGAGTAACTTCCATCAGGAGGAACTGGACCCTTGAATTTAGTCTCGGTTGAGATATTCGCAGATGCGATGATGGACGGATACATGGCCTTAAAGTCATACGATACGACCCATCGATATGCTCCCGGATTTGCCGCAATATATGCACCTTCATATGGGACGTGTTGCTGTTCTCCCGGATGCGGAATTACTAGTCCCTTGTTGTGCATATAGTTCATCATGAATCCGAGAATTACTCGTTTCGAGATGAAGAAGTATTCGAGAGGTATTCTTGCGTCAGCGCAAACGCTAATTACCGACTCTAGGTAGTGCTTCTTGAACTCTAATTGGACAAGAAGTTCTACGTCGATGACGTTATACTCTGTGAACTTAGTCCAGCCGTTCTGGCCTTTTTTATAGAGCTTGAGTCCGTCGACACCAAGGTCCAATTTTGTAGTCTTCAGTTCGATACTAGCAATAGTACCTAACTTGTAATTCTCTTGTTGCTTCAGATTTGACTTCTTGTATGCATGGAGCATGTCAATTACTGACATCCCACCAATCACTGGGATCAGGTCTAGCTTATTGTAGTCGTTTCTCTTCTCGACTAGGTAGACTCTCCTGACAGGTGAGAACTTGCGATGATCCTGTAAACCTAAGTTCTCGCACCTCTTTACCAAGTATGGAATATCGAAGGTCTGACAGTTCCATCCTGTAATTACGTCGAACTTCTGATTGTCGAAGTATGTGAAGAATCGTTCGAGGAGTTCAATCTCATCGTCACATTTGACGTAAACGTGATTATTAGTGTAACCTAGTTCAGTTGCGGCACCGCTATCGAACTTTAGTGTCTTGTCTCGCTTGACGTAGTATCTTGTCTTGTTGACAAAATACCCTTCAGCCGACATTTCACGGTAATCTTCGTGTCCGTCTGGGAACGCACCGTTCTTGATTTCTTCGTCGGTGAGGTACACATGCTCGATGAACTCTTTCTCAAGGCCGAAAGTAACAAATTCATTGGCTTTGCTACCATATGCGGTAATGAGATTTACTCTTCGTGCGGCTTCTGCAGGATGAGGGAAGCCCTTGTCAACCTCTACTTCAATATCGAAGTAGCATACGTTGAAGTCCTTGAAGTCGAACTTAAGGTTATCTACGTTTTTATAGTATTCTGCAATAAACCTGATCTCTGGTTGAATATCAGATTCAGAGTTTCGGATTTCTGCGTTGATTTTATTACGCTCATCCATGCAAGTATCATAAACTGCGCGAACGGGCATCCCCTCGACAGTTCTCATAGTTGCATTTGTGAGATCAGGTGCTAGTTCGTAGGATTTGCACTTGAAATCGTAAATGTTGTGGGCACCGTCCGTTGACCATAGGTGCATCTGGTTCTTTGTGCGATCTAGCCAAAGATTCTTAAACATCGACATTCGTGACTGCTTTCTGAGGGATATTCTCTCCCTCGTATTGTAGCAGTCACGTCCGTCAGCGGAAGAGGTCCGGCTTTACCCTAAACTCGAAGCCGATGTTAGCACGATTTGCGGGGTCGCGCTCAACAATCACGTCGAAATACTTCTTAAAAAGAGCATCGTTTGCGAAAACGGCCTGCTCAATCAGCTTCTTGAAGTGCCTAACGTCGGATTCGCTGGGCTTCTTACCAGCTAGATGTGCCTTGAATTTATCAAAAACCCCAGACTCGACTAATCGAGTATGGGCTTCTGTTATCATCTCAGCCAAGTCAGATAAAATTCTCTTTTCTAACAAGGCGGCTTCGTCAGAAATTGTCTTCTGAGCCGCCTTGTCGAATTGAGGTTTGTCTAACTTCCTCATTACCGGAAGAATCCGTCTTCGTCGAGCCTATTCTTGAACTGATTATACTGTTCATGTTCAGGTGTCAACTGGACTCCGTTCAAACCCTCTCCGAAGATCTTGACGATATTCAAGAGGTTATTCACGTCGTCGAGCCATCTGGTATTAAGCTCTTCGTACTGTAACTTGAGTGCCTCGTTGAAAGTGTCCTTATTGAGGAGGCGATTTACGATTTCCTCAATGTCGGATGCCTTTTCGAAGACATTTCTGCAGTACTTATATGGACTGTTCCCGTTTGCGAAGGACTGTCCAATGAAGATTGCTCCAGTAGATGCAGACTCTAGGTACCTAAGGTCCGACTTTGCTTCGTTAAATGCGCATTCTGCGAGAGGTGCGATGACGAAATCAGGACGCAACTGACGAAGAGCATATGGATACTCAGTCGGAGCATAGTGCGGCATGATCTTGATGCGACCTTCCTTTGCAGGAACTTGCAAGTAATCAGGGAGAGTCAGGGAACCATCCAATCTACGACCAACACCCATGAAGATGAAGTTGTAGTTGTCTAGGTTCTTCAGGATGAATTCCTTGATAGGACCGTCGAAGTCTCCGTTGGAGTTTCCGTAGTGGTAGTTTGTTCCGTTGTATAGAATAGTTGGCTTTGCAATATCCTTCAAACGGTAACGCTTGCTGATGTCTGTTCCGTAGTATGCCTTCGGAAGGAGATTTGGCATGAGAGTAATTGGAGTATTGACTCCTAGCTCGACAAGCAATCTCTTCAGATTCTCAGAAGAAACCACAACTTCATCAACCTTACGCAGGTTATCCAATAGGTTGCGTGCATCATCAATTGTGAACTTTCCATGGAGTGGATGCCACTCTGGATATTCGAATACATAGTCGTCGAGTTCGGCGATCAGCTTGTACTGATACCTTTCCTGATACTTCTTGTAAACGTAAATCTCATACGAGCGGTTGCTCTCGAACGGATTCTTGAACCAGAATGCCCTTACGAAAGGAAGAATGTCTTCTTGAGTGACAATCTGATTCTGCACCATGCACTGGAGCTTTCCAGTATGTCCGAAATGCGCGTTGATTGCATTAAAGGGGAAGATCATACGGAACTGTGCAGACCCTGAAAAGTCTGAAGTGTATCCGTAGACATATGGCTTCTCGACCAATGCAACAGGTCCGATGGCGGCGGCAGTGGGGACAGACACATTGGCCTGTAGGGTGTCCTCAGGGGCGTTCGGATTGACCATCACAGTCTTAGACAGATAGTTCTCTGCGGTGTTTGCAATGCCTCCGTAGAGCGCGTTGCTCTGCGATGCAATCACCTGAGCACTAACCTTCTCGATCATCTCGGGAGTCAGGGACTTTTCGAGGTCGCTAATCTCCTTCCGAAGCTGAGCAATCTT